TGCGAAACATTATCAACAGCAAGGCATTCTATCCTGTATTCATTACTGGTTTATCAGGCAACGGCAAAACCTTGATGGTTGAACAAGTGTGTGCTGAATTGAATCGTGAATGTATCCGTGTGAATATCTCCGTTGAAACTGATGAGAGTGACCTACTTGGTGGTCCTACGTTGGTCAATGGCAACGTGGTCAATCGTGATGGTCCTGTTTTGATTGCTATGAAGCGTGGCGCAATATTGTTAATTGACGAAGTTGACCGTGGTTCTAATAAGTTGATGTGTTTGCAAGGCATCATGGAAGGAAAACCTCACTATAACAAAAAATCTGGTGAAATGGTTTATCCTGCCAACGGTTTCAATATCATTGCTACTGCCAATACCAAAGGTCGTGGTAGTGATGAAGGCAAATATCTCTCACAGATTCTTGATGATGCTTTCTTAGAAAGATTCCCAATTACGGTAGAACAGGAATATCCTGATGCCAAAACTGAGAAGAAAATTCTATCACCATTGCTTGATGATAAAGATTTTGTTGAGAACCTATGCCAATGGGCTGATGTGGTTCGTAAATCATACCAAGAAGGTGCTACTGATGAGATTATCAGCACTCGTAGATTGGTACATATTGCCAAAGCATATGGTATCTTTAAAGATAGAATGAAAGCCATTACATTGTGTGTGAATCGTTTTGACGAAGAAACCAAAATGGCATTCTTAGATTTATATTCAAAGGTTGATAGTTCGGTAGAGTCACCTGCGAATACCAATAACATTTCTACCACAACCGAGGTTGCCAACCAACCTCAAGTGTAGTATCCTGTAAACTGAGTTGTATTTTATATTATTTAAATTGAAGAAGGAATTATATCATGGCATTAACAGTTCGTAAAGGCAAAATCAATCGTCACGAAAAGATTACTCAAGTATTGTTGAGTGGTAAATCCGTGTCACCACAAGAAATCTCTGCTGTATTTGAAGGCACAGACCAAGCGGCAGTATTGTATCGCCTATCAACCAACATTTACAATATCCGTAAAGACGGTGGCATTGTAAAAGTTATCAAACAAGGCCGTAGGGTTACTGGTTACCAGTTGGTTAACTTTGACCAATTCGATGCCAATGGTCGTTATCAAGGTCCAGTTAAAACTGCACCATTGGTTAAGACTACACAAGAAACTGTAGCAGTAACGGCTTAAGGAGATAACTATGTCACAGACCCGTGTTCGCCAAGCTGAGCATTCAGAAATTATCAAAATTAATCCAAAACTACGCAAACAGATTCTTGCTAACAGCAAGAAAAATCGTGGTGGTTATGGTGTATCTCAAATGGTTCGTGAGTTGCAAGTAGATGATGGATTCTTTGTTGTGTGTGAGGATCAGGATCGTAAATTCTCTCATGTATACACCGTTGCTAAAGAAGTTGGTATTCCAGTCACCGTAGTTCCAGGTGAAAATGAAAACGGCATCAAAGGTTTTTGGATTCTAGAAGCAACAAACATTTAATTTTTAATGCCATCGCATGCTCGCTGTGAAGCGCCAGTAAGTCGGTGGCACCATCCATCTAAGGACAATATTATGAGTGATAGATTTGATTTTGAACAACAAATAACCAAATGTTGGTTTGTTGTTGATGATTTAAAAGAACTTGATGAGGCATTATTTGAAGGCTGGATGAAGTTTGACCAAGATGTTGTGTCGAATCAAATTTTGGCAGTTGCTAATTCTTATGATGTAAAATTTCAAAAATTATGGTATTTGTTTGAAAATGTTTATATGGACACCGTGAGAGAAAACAAAATGCTCAATGAAGAATGTGCTGCATTGCGTGAGCAGTTGATTGCTGAAACTCAAGGTTATGGCGGTGCAGGCACAAGATATGGCCAATTAGATCCACAAGGCTTTGGTTTTCCTGTTATTAAAGGTAAAAAGAAATGAAATATATTGCTAAACCTAGATTGTTTAACAACACAGGTTCCAAAGAGTTTAATACCGCTTTAGAAGCAGTCCAATACTTGAATAAGGTGCTGTCCGATGATGGCGTAGAATCTCACCTTGATTATGTGTTCATTGCACCTAAGGCGTCTCCTAAGCAGTTGAAACATGCCATTGAGGAGTATACTGGCATTGGTAAATTGATTTGTGTTGCTTAGGAACAACAGACCATTAAATATTTCTTGACACCATCCGTGGTCATGATATAATGGTACATATATTGATGAGGAGTTGTATATTATGAAATTGTTTATTTTTGGTACAATATTTGGCATTGTGTTGAATACTGTAGGTTTCTCTGGTTTGGCCAAGATTGCTGATTTTGGTGTAAACAAAGTTCAATCAGTTGCTAAAGAAGCAGTAGAAGTTAAATAATGGACGAGCCAAGATTTAACTATAGCAAATATACCGTAAATACGGATAAGTTGCGGGATAAAATGTTAGAAATCCATTTAAATTTCTTACACATTGCTCAATTAGATATGATTGATTCAGCAGTTGAGAAATCAGATTGGAATGAATCAAAAACAGTAATTAACCATATTATGCAGAAGTAAATTAACTAAGGAGTTTTAAATGACAGATACATTATTTTGGGTTGCAGTAGGAGCATTCATTGGGTGGAATTTCCCACAGCCATTTTGGGCTAGAATGATTCAAGAAAAAATCTCCGCTTTGATTAAAAAAGGAAAGTAAATGAAAACAAAAGTTTCTTTATTATTGGTGTTATTATCGCTGACTGCTTGTGCAGGCGCACCAACATATAAAGTAAAAGGTTATGAAGGTCCTGAAGTTATGGGTCGCAATGAAGTTATTCAAGCGGCTCGTGAGTGTATTCGTGCTCGTTTAAGACCTACTACTGAATATGTAGCGCAGAAGGTTGATACTGGTGGTAAAGTATTAGTACCAGTTGATGTTCGTTGTGATGCTTACTAATTTAAAGAGTATATAATGGAATTATTTGACAATTTGGCTGCACATGGTTTGCCAATAAGTACTTTGCAAGTCCTTATTCTAGGTGGCATTGCCATTTATTTGATTGGTACATATTGGCAAGTTATTGTTGCTGGTTTGGGTATCGCCTTTTGTGTGGCAGTATTTGCTATGCCAACACAAGCATCTAAAGGTGAGAAGGTTAATCCTGTTGATGTGGCCCCCGCTGAGTTTATTCAAGATTGTATGCATTATAATCAGGTCAGTAAAGAAGAATGCAAGATTATGTGGAAAGATAGATAATGATGGACGATAATAAGTTGGCAGATGCCTCCTATGAATTTGATAATTTTCTAATTCAATTTTCAGCAAAGTATGAATTGCCGGCATTGTTGGTAACATCAATTGCTTTGGCTAGATTGGTACACTTAAACAAACAGTTTGGTGATAAAAAAGATTTTATTGAATTACTTAATGCTATCACAGGCAGTCCAGTATTTGGTGATGAAGAAAAGGTGACACATTGAAGATTGTAATTAATACCTGCCACGGTGGCTTCAGTATGTCTGAAGAGGCACAAAAACTATTTTGTCAATACTCCATGATTGAATGGAAAGATTGGCAAGAAGATTGGTCTTACTATGATATTGCACGCAATGACCAATATTTGGTTCGTGTAGTAGAAGAAATGGGCGATGGCGTTAATGGTAGATTTTCAGAATTAAAAGTAGTAGATATTCCCGATGATGTGGAATGGCAGATTGGTGAATATGATGGACTAGAATGGGTAGCGGAAAAACACAGAACTTGGAGATAGAATGAAAATTGCTTTGGCTTCGGATATCCACTTGGAATTCGGAGATATCACATTACATAATGACCAACAGGCCGATGTATTAATCCTGAGTGGTGATATCTGCACAGCTAAACAATTTACAAAATTAAAAGATAGAGCAATGCTTCGTGAGTTCTTCATGAATTGCTCTTATGCTTTTCCTCATGTTGTATATGTATTGGGTAACCATGAATCATACGATTATGATATTGCTAAAACATATAATACATTAAAAGAAGAATTACAGCCATTAGTTAATATCCATTTACTTGAAAAAGAAACATTTGAATTAAATGGTGTAACTTTTGTTGCGGGTACACTATGGACTGATATGAATAAGTCCGATCCAATGACAAAGTGGCATTGTGGCCAAAAGATGAATGATTTTAGATTGATTAAAAATGGTAGTCGTGGTATTTCAGGTGGCGGTTACGCATCTCGTTGGTCGGTAGATGATTCTGTGGAAGACCATCAGAAAATGTTGGACTACATAAGGATTGCTACTGCTGATTATGGTGGATCGCCAAGAAAATTTGTTGTAGTTACTCACCATGCACCATCAGCATTGAGTATTGCTGAGTGTTACAAAGGTGATACATTAATGAATGGTGCATTTCATTCTGATTTGACAGATTTCATTTTAGATAGACCACAGATTAAATTATGGACTCATGGCCATATGCATAATGTATCGGATTACATGGTGGGTGAAACCAGAGTAGTTTGTAATCCACGTGGATATATTGGCCATGAACAAAGAGCCAATAATTTTGAATTGAAATATTTGGAGATTTAATGTTTGAATTAATATGTGCTCTTGCTATTGGTATGGTACTTGGTTATCTGTTAAAGAAAGAACAAAAGCCACCTATCGTGGATACTTTGACGAATCAAGTAGAATACTATGAGAAGGAATTGAAGTATTATAAAGACCTATGTAAATGGCACGTTGAGCAAAAGGAAAAGAAATGAAAATCTTTATGAACGGATATCCAAACCATTGGATCTCACCATATACTATTATTGACTATGTGTTCTTTTGGACAGATTGGTCTAAGTGTTCACGTAATAATCGTGTGACGCCTGATGAGGAATGGGCAGAGCATCCTGCGTGGGTGGAGAAAGCGGTTAAAGTATTAAATCCGTTTTGTGAAGCCTTAATGAAGGTTCGTAAGGTAATCAATCCATCTATTCGTTACGTAAAGATTGACCGTTATGATACATGGTCAATGGATCATACATTGGCTTATATTATTCTACCAATGTTAAAGCAATTACAAGAAACTAAGCACGGCGCTCCCTATACTGATGATAAAGATGTACCAAAAGAATTGAGAAGCACTAGTGCCAAACCTAAAGACAACAAATGGGACACCGATGAGTTCCACTTTAATCGTTGGGATTGGATTCTCAATGAAATGATTTGGGCATTTGAACAAAAACTTAAAGATGATGATGAGGCTCAATTCTTTGACCATTCAGCATATATGAATAAAGATATTGATAGCAAAGAAGGTATGGATGAATGGTTTAGAGATTTAAACAAAGGTAAATCTAAAGTTAAAGTGGATCAAAAAGGATTAAAGGCACATCAAAAGCGTAAAGAAAATGGCTTTAGATTGTTCGGTTCGTATTATCAAAATTTGTGGGATTAAATTATGTTACCATATTATTATTTACACCAAGCTAAACAACGATTAGCAGTTGCCATTGAAACCATAGAAATGATGGGTGGTGAGGATGAATGTCAACCAATGTTACTAGGTCAGCGAGATATGCTTGAGTTAGAAGTTCAATATTACCGTGACGAATCTGATAAATTTACCATTTATCTATTGATTTTCATCACATTTATTGGTATAATGTTAGTAATGCACACTAAAGGATTTATTATATGATTAAAGAATTACACAAAGCAATTACAGGTTGGTTTAAAACCTACTATATCGTGTTAGGTTTGATTGGCTTTTCCATTCTTGCTTCCATTCTATGGACTACCTACGATTCATTAAAGAACCCACCTGATTTGATGGACTTTAAAGGTGGTATTCAAAACCATTTAGTATGGTCGATTAAAGGTGAATGTTATTATGTGCGTCCATATACAACCAATACAACCTATTTGATTCGTGTAGTCGATTGTGATAAAACCAATACAGGAAATACTAAATGAAACCTAATAAAGATTTTAGATTAACCAAAAGTTCAAAAAGAATGTTATCAACATTATCCAAAGACCAACGTGGTCCTTGGTTAAAGATGATGATTGAAGCTGAGATGTCCGAGAAGCGTGCAAAGATGGCAAAATTAAGTGGTATGAAGTCTAATTCTAATCAAGGAGATTAATCATGGGTTTGTTTATTGAAGTTAGTGATGTTGAAAAAGGTTGCAAAGTAATTATTAATTTAGATACTGTAATGGAAATTGCTCCATTAAAATCTGGTGGTTGTGAAGTATGCTTTCCTGATGCGGCCGCAGTAAGCGGTAAGCGTATCATGAAAGTAGAAGATAGTTATTCACAATTTAAACAGTTTGCTTTAGAAACCGTATCAGTCGATGATATTGCCAAAAAAGTTAAATCATTGAAATCAAAAGCACCGATTGAAATCCCAACACTATGACAAGCAGATTTAAATTAATTTGTGAAGATGATGCCATGCCGTTTGGTGGCCATTCTAAGATAATCCACACCTTTGAAACTGATGAACTTGGTGTAATGTTGCAGAACACTACTCAATTTCTTAGAAAGTGTGGTTATCTTGATGACAGAAAACAGTTGACAATTGAAAGAATTGTTGATTTGGATTTTGGTTTGGATGAATATACTGAAAAATTATTTAATGAATGATATATTTTTGAATACATGGGAATGGATTAAAAATGATTGGCACAGTAATCGGTTTCGTTTTAGTGTTGAGTTGTGTGCTTGGTGTCTTTCTATTGGATGCTCCTTCACGATGGCGGCTACTGTACCAAACCCTCCTTTGCTTTACATGTATCCTGTTTGGATTGCTGGTTGTGCTATGTATGCTTGGGCTGCTTATTCTAGGCAATCTTTTGGCATGCTGGCTAACTACCTGCTTTTGGTAAGCATTGATATTGTTGGTTTAGTTAGGATGTTATGAATATATTTTTCTTAGATAAAGACTCGGTTAAATGTGCCCAATCTCATGTAGATTCGCATTGCATAAAAATGATTTTAGAATATTGCCAACTACTGTCCACCGCTCATCGTGTGCTTGATGGCACTCAATCTATTGGCCTCAGTAAGACTGGTCGAAAACAAACTCGATATGTTCTTCCTGACGAGCGTGAATCTATTTTGTATTCTGCTACTCACCTCAATCACCCTTCCGCTATCTGGTGTCGTAAAAACGATTCAAACTATATTTGGCTAAGTAAATTGTTAAATGAGTTGTGTAAGGAATACACTTATCGCTATGGTAAAGTCCATAAATGTGAATCAAGTGGTTTAGTCAAAGCGTTGCTTTGGAATTTACCAAAAAATATTCCCAATGGTAATTTTACAGGTCCTACACCTGCCATGCCTGATGAATGTAAAGTATCAGGCGACTCCCTACAGTCATATCGCAACTACTATGTAATGTCTAAACAACATCTGTGGTCGTGGAAAGGAAAGATAAATAGTAGGAGTGAACCACAATGGTTTACTAAGATGGTCGAACCTTTAAGTTATGGATATCAATAAATGCCAACCTACGATTTTTTGAATAGTACCACCAATGAAGTTGAAGAGCACCGCATGTCTTATACGGTGTTAGATGAGTTTATCAAAAATAATCCCAACCTAAGTCGTTACTACTCAGCCGAAAATTTACCCATTTTTGGTGATGGTATGCGAATGTCCACGCCTGGTATTGGCAAACCCGATTCCACCTTTGAGAAATATGTAATCAATCGCATTAAAGAAACTGTGCCTGGTAACACAGTAAAAGCAGGTCACAAAACAAAAATGCCGAGAGAATTTTGAAGGTAACTCCAGTTCAAAAAATCCCCGCTCTACTTAAATACAGTAGAGACCAAAAGAAGTATGCCACGAATACGGCAAATACTTCTGTTCCTAATAATAAGAATTCAGGGGAATCAAATGAGTCAAAAAAGGATGCAGTCGAAGCAGCAGCGGCTTTACTACGAACAAAACAATCAAGAAAAAGTTAAACAGGAATTAATAGAATCGGCGAAGATCCAAAAAGAACACGAAGATAAATATTATTCATTCACAACATTTAATCCCCACATAACTTCATACTACAATTAAAACAAAATGGCTCTACCGGTAACAGGCGTAATTGGCGCAAATACAATTAATATAGAACTTAATAAAACTAGCTCAACTCAAGGTAGTTTAAATGATACCGATTGGAGAAATTTGGCGGCCGTACCAAGTGGTATAATCAGTCTGGATAATTTTCACGGTAAAACAGTATATGTACCAGGTTCCACTTCATTTGTTAGTGCTGGTACATACAATTGGACGGTACCATTAGGTGTTACTAGTATAACACTTGATGTGAGAGGTGCTGGTGGCGGTACAGGTGGAAGTGATGCTAGCCAAGGAGGCCGTTCTGGTTACGGAGGAAATAAACTTACGGGTGCATACGCTGTCTCTCCAGGACAAACCTTTACAATTTATGTTGGTGGTGCTGGCGGCAATGGAACAAGTGGCCAAAGTAGTGCATCCGGTGGTTCCGGGGGATCCGATTCTAATTCTGGCGGTACGGGAGGTACTGGTGGTAATGCAGGACCTGATGGAAGTTCTGGTGGTGGAGGTGGCGGTGGTGGTGCAACAGCCCTCTATACTAACGGAAGTTTCGTAATTATAGCTGGCGGTGGCGGAGGTGGCGGTGGTGCCGGTTATCAAGGCGGTGATCCCGGTCAAGTTAACGGCAATACCGGCAGCATGGCTGGTGGAGGTGGTGAAAGTCACGGTGGTGATGGTGGTGGCGGAGGCGGTGGCGGTGGCGGATACAGAGGTGGTGCTGGCGGTTGGGCAGGAGGTGGTGATTCCACCGGTGCAACAGGAAATAATGGATCCAATTTGCTCGCTGGGCTCACATTAACTACAGGTACGGCAGGTGCAGGTACAGCTGGTACTGCTGGAAAAGTTTATATCAGTTGGTAAAAAAAAAGATTATATTATGTTTAATTATTGTACTCCCAAAGAACTAGCAGATTTAAAATCAGAAACTTTTCCTGATGGAAAAAGATATTATACATTAGAAGATGGTACCCGTTTGCCGTCAGTAACTACTGTATTAGGTGCAATGAAGAAAGACGCTATCATGGCATGGCGTAAACGGGTTGGTGCGGCATCTGCAAATGCAATTTCAAAAAAGGCCACAGGTCGTGGCACAAACGTACATACATTGTGTGAGAGATATTTAAACAATGAATCGTTAGGTGATGTAATGCCTGATGCTAAAGAAATGTTTGTATCGTTGAAACCTTTACTCAATCGTATTAATAATATCCATTACCAAGAATGTGCTTTATGGTCTAAACAATTAGGCATAGCAGGTCGTGTCGATTGTATTGGTGAGTTTGATGGTAAACTCTCGGTAATTGATTTTAAAACATCCAAAAAGATTAAAACAAAACCTCAAATTGAAGATTACTTTTGGCAAACCTCAGCATACAGTTTAATGTATGAAGAACTCATTGGTACACCAATTGATAATTTGGTGATTATCATGGCAGTAGAAGATGAACAGCCATTATTATTCCAAGAGAAAACACAAGATCATATTGATGGCTTGGTAAAAGCAATTCAGTTTTACAAGGATCAAAAATGAAAAAAATAATTATATCACTACTGTTTGTATCATCAACAGTATTTGCTTCGGATTGTCCAACATTATATCCAAATAAACAACCTATTGTGGTACCCAATACAGTAGAGTTATGTAATTCTTTTTATGTTTCTGCATTCGATAAAGAAAATTCCCGTGTAATTTTAGTTTCTGAGCATTTGGTATATGGTACTATTGGTTCTGCTCCACGCAAAGATACATTTCGTGCCGATAAAAGAGTAGGACAAAGGCCTTCACCTATACATTATTTTAAAAGTGGATATGATAAAGGTCACATGGCACCTGCAGGTGATGCATCCACAGATGCGGAGATGTACGATACATTCTTGATGACCAACATGACACCACAAGTTCCTTCACTCAATAGAGAGTCTTGGAGAGTATTGGAAGAGAATACAAGAAAACTATTGGATAATTCAAAATCCGATATGTATGTTGTAAACATTGCCATGTATGAGGACGATAAGAAAATTAATGGTATACCAGTACCGTCATCATATTGGAAGATTGTGACAGTAAATGGTAAAACAAAATATTATTATGCACGTAATTTACCTAATGCTAAAGTGGTTGAGCGTGATGCTACACCAATCTCCACATTATTACCTAAATAATGGTTGACATTTAAGTATATTTGTAGTAGAATGGTTTCCTATTTCGTTAAAATAGGTGGTGGGTCGGGTTAACTCAAAGGTTATTATGAAGATTAAGAAAATTATTAAGAAGATGTACAAAGCGTGTATCGAACACAATCAAGAGAAAGAAAAGAAACTCTGGTTTAAGGCTATTAGAAAGTCATTGAAGCACAAAAATACAACAGCAATCAAATAATTATTGCAAGTTGGATAAATAAAAGGTCAATGGTATAAACCATTGATATCACACACAAAACACACACAGGAGTAAAAATATGAGTATGACACCATACGAAATTCGTTTGGAACTATTAAAGATGGCACAAGGCCTAGTTTCGGATGAATATTCTTACGGCAGATGCGCCGCAGAAGAACAATGGCGCACATTAGTAGACTCAGCTAAAATTGCTGGTACACCATCACCTGACTATCCTCAGTTGCCACCATTCCCCACAGAAGCAGATATCGTTAAGAAAGCCGAACAGTTAAATCTATTCGTTTCACAAACACCTGCGATCCCTCAACCAGAAATCAAGATAACAAAGAAACATAGCTCGTAATTAGAGAAATTCCGAATAGTATTATCTTTCGGACATCAACAAGGAGAAATAATGTTGGAAAATTATAACAGACGTTCAGTTAAACAAGAAGAATCCGAATTATACACTAGGAATTCTTTTGCACATAATGTAGTGGTAGATAAATTAAGTAAACATTCAAAATTTTTACTAATCATAACAGCACTATCGCTATCATTTAGTATTCTATACACAGCACCAGCAGTATCGGATAATGTTGTATCTACCGTAATTCAAAGAGAGGTTGGTACCAGTTTCAATAAACAATTGGCCTGCCTTACCAAAAACATATATTATGAATCTGCAAGTGAACCTTATGAAGGTAAATTGGCAGTAGCACAGGTTACACTCAATCGTGCCAATTCTGGCCAATTTCCAAAAGATATATGCGATGTGGTGTATCAAAAAACTCCATATAATAATTCTGTAACGTGCCAATTCTCATGGACTTGTTTATCTAATCTTGTATCACCCAACAAATACCAATGGGAAGAATCTGAAATGGTTGCCAGAAAAGCCTTGACACAACCAGTAATTCATGATACACTATCGAGGACGAATGCGATGTACTATCACGCAGATTATGTGAGCCCCGGTTGGAATAAATCCAAAGTTGTAACCAAAATAGGACGCCACATATTTTATACCAAAATATAATGATGAAAGTGATTCATGCCCACAAGAGAAGAGATTAAAGATTTTAGTGTAATGATTAAAGACCTAGCCGATAGTAAACGGCTAGGACTTATGGATGCCATATGCCACCATTGTAAGGAAACTGGATTAGAAATCGAAGTTGCTGCTACATTAGTATCATCAGCTCTAAAAGCCGAATTGAAAGAAGAAGCACAAGGTTTGAACCTAATGAAGAAAAGTTCCAAATTGCCAATATGAATGATGGTACCGGCTTTGCAGCCTTTGCTTTATATAATGCTCTCAAGTTGCATTTCTCCTCAAACTCCTACGATTACATCAAATACCACGGTAAGACCAATGTTACCAAGGAAACATTTGCGGTTCGTAAGGACAAATATCAATTTTATAAACTCTCCCGTAAATACTCCCTTGATAAATTAAAGGATTTCTATATTGCCAATTTTCTACAAGGTGATAAGTGGGTGGGTGATATGATTACCTCAGAAGGTGAGGACATCTATAGAAAGTGGCAAAAAGTTCAACAGAGCTTGACTTATACGTTCCAAAATGATACCATATACTTGTTCGAAAAATACAAACCAGCAGAGATGTTTAAAGTTTCTGGTAATTATCCAAATCTATTAAAAGAATTAATGGAAGATAAGATTCACATTGAAACTTTGGTTTATATGAATATTATAATGGGTTTTATACCTGTTTGGAAAAAAGAAATAGAAGAAGATATTATTTGGCCAAATTGGGAAATGAAGTTGAGTAAGTATCAACCATTTATTTTTGACCAAAACAACGTACAAAAGTTTGAAGATATATTAAGAGAAAGAATATCAGATGCAAGATGCAAAAATCACTAAAATTTACCTAGAC